AATGCTCCAAGAGTATTCTGAGAACCAATGGCGTATTTTGAACAGTAATGGCGTTGTTGTAGACCAAGCAGAAATCATCGGAGGCTACCCAATGTGGCAACAAGGCGGAATTAGGCCCGAAATTATGACTGGAACAGACTCTCCAGACAACTTCTTCTACAATTTAGCGGGGTATGGTGCCGCAGAAGGTATGCAAACCTCAGTTCAACTACGAGATGCAGTGGAAGCAAGTCGCACAATGGTAGCATTTGACGAAGCATTCGGTGATGAAGACACCCTCGCACCTGATTGGTTCAAGGTTCTGGTCCGAGATTTCGGTTCTCTTAACACGGGACCGATCCGTGCAAACTTCCCACCTGTTCAGAAACTGGACACAGGCATCACTTTAATGGTCTGAAAGTGTCCAAAGTGTCCAAACCAGATGCAGTGGCACGAATAGAGTGTCCAAAAAGTGTCCAACGAGTGTCCAGAGTGTCCAGCATGGCAGCCAAAGTGTCCTGTTAGGCAACCCATACAGGACACATCGTGATTCCGATAGTTTTATATATCAGAAGGGCAAAGTATATTTTATGCCCGACGCAATATACACACGAAACAGTGACCCCAGACAAACAGAAGAATCACAAATGAATGGAATGCCAGATGATCTTGAAAAGTTTCATGATGACTGTCAGAGAACTATCCCAATCTTGAATCGAGATGGGTTGATGGAATGTTTGGAACATGTTGGTGACTCAGGAACAATTTATGTCTCCGCCTTTGACCGCATTGGAACATGGGAGCACCTCATGGACTTACTCAGAATGCTTCCAGAGGAAGTTACGGTCAAAACTAAGGCTGGTTTGGACATCCGAGAGAACGAAATGCTGACATTTTGCCACGGATACATCGCTAAGTTAGAAGTCAAGAACAAATCACAACGCCAATCCAACTATGCCGAGAGGACAAGGGCCGCAGGTAAGTTGGATTGTCCTCGTTCTTACGGATTTAATGACGATAGAACCGTAAATGCGGAAGAAATGAGGGTCTTAGCGGTAGTTAAGACGGGGTTAGAAAACAAAATGAAGAAAACTGACATCGTTAAACAGGTCAAATCAAAAACTGGGGTCACAATTGCCCGTCAGAGAATTTATGATTGGAAAAATGGTAAGCATTTTGAGCGAATACCCCCAGAATTTCTGGCTGAACTGGAACAGGATCTATCAATTCCTAATCCAGTTGACTTTTTAGACGAAATAATTCTAAAACTGGGCAAGAAACACGCCAAAAACTGGCCAAACGGTAAGCATGAGTTCTGGAACTGCTGGAAAAACAGATATAATTCCATTACTGGCCTTCACAAGCGAATGATTTCTTGGCTTGCTGGTCGTTCTGGTATGTATGTGGACGGTGAAGATTATATGGTAGACCGAAATGGTGATTATAGTGAGACAAGATTTGACTATAAAGAAGATCTTTACGAAATTTACGAAGATATTCTTGACGAAGCAGGTTATGATGTCACTTGGGGACCGATGACGGTGGTGAAACAATGATGGACTGGCCGATCCTCCCAGAAAAATCCGCTATGTTCTTCAAAAGAGATGATATTCTACGATTAAAAGAGATGTATGGGTTCTCGTGGACTCAAATGGCTCGATACTTTGGCTACGCAGACAATTATTGGAAGCAAAAATACTATGGAGGCCAACATTTTCTCAAATCTGACTGTGCTTTACTCTGGTTAATGGAATGCATAAGTATAAATAGACGAGAACTCCAATAAGAATGTATGGCAAAAGGCAAATCTGACCTCATCCTACGAGACCGACTACAATTTACCCCTGACTCATCTGGTAATCAGACGACTGTCTATGGTAGATTTGACCTATCTGAATATGTTTCAACCCTTGAACGCAAGGGATTGTCCATCAAAGAAATCAATTTGATGCTCCGTGACTCCACTGCGGGCAACACAGGCAACTTTGTTCACTCTCAATCATACACCCTCAACCTTTCAAACACTGCTGTTCAACGCTCAAACTTGAAGATCTTCGCTACTACTCGTGCTTACGAAGATGCCGCAGATGTCGGTATTGCTTCTCCTGATGTGCTTCACATTGAGACTTTCACTACTTACCTCGGCCCAGCACCAGTCGTTGACCCTCCTCAATCTGGTAGCACCTACATGTATAGCGACCACATGGTTTACCCAACTGATTCACTTCACCCTGATGGTTTCCCAGTCGTTACCGACCTTCTTTTCGGAGTTGCTGCTGATACATGGAGCCTCATCAATGACAAGAGCATTGAATTGGATGTCATGATTATTGCTGAACCTATCAGCATCAACCAAAAGCAGTTGACTGAAATGCTCGTGCAGGGCCAAGACCAGTAAGGTGGTCTCCTTGGCTGATAGCAAAAGAATTGACCGTGCTAAATCTAAAGCACTTCTCGCAGCCGGTCTTGGTGCCGCAGGTGCAGCAGCAGGAGCACCACTGGGTCCAGTAGGGGCCGCAGTAGGCGGAGGCTTAGGTGTTCTCACTGGTGTAATTGTAGGTGACAGGCAAATGACCTTTCAGTTGGATTATGTTGCCGTTCCTGCTTATGAATATGCAGCACTACTCGCAGGTTCTAATCCAAGCCATACTATTTACATAAAGGCGGGCGAAACTTTGCTCCCTACTGGTGGTAACGTCGAGGACGTTATGCAAGGAGAAATGGAGGCCGAAGAAATCGTCGCTCCTGCTACCAAGCCTAAGCGTCGTAAGCGTAACCCTTGGATTACTTTTAACAAGCGGTTTAAATTCCGATCTAAGCGAAAGTCTGAGTCCTCACAAGAATACTTGACACGAAGAACCCGTGCTGCACGGATCGCTTACAACAAGCAAAAGAAGGGAGGGAAGAAATAATGATTCACGAGATACGAGAGACAATCAACACACAAGGCGTTAGAACAGGGTCTGACGGCTCTCTAATCGTTCAGAAGCGTATTAACCTGCAACACGGTAAGAGACACACCCTGAACCACTGCGACTTCTTTGACGACGGTAATCTGTTGGGAGCACTATCAGCAGCCAGCCAAAACTTTGCGTATGAGTTTTATGTGTCAAACTACCCCATCATTCTACAAGATGTAGCACTCCCCGGCATTTCGGCAACGACATTCGGACCACAAGCAGGTGACGACGCAGTGTTATTCAAGGTGCGAAAGTATTCAGGAGGTTTCGGTCAAACAGTCGAAACATTCCCAAACACATTTTTAGGAGCCTCACCAACCTTCAGTTTTTACACCCCACAACTTTATCTAACGGTGATCTTCGCTGGCGAGGATCTAACTGCACCTGACGACCAGATTTATATGTCATGGTATGCAGCGATAGACAGCGTGGAGGTAGGAGCCGTTGAGTATGGAATGGGAATGCTCCAAGAGTATTCTGAGAACCAATGGCGTATTTTGAACAGTAATGGCGTTGTTGTAGACCAAGCAGAAATCATCGGAGGCTACCCAATGTGGCAACAAGGCGGAATTAGGCCCGAAAT